TAGGATCTATAGATAGTGATTTTTTTAGAGAAGCAGACGGTAGGTTCGGCGCTATTTTGGGTTTTAATGGTAGTTATGAATATTTAAAAGATACTATAGATGAACAATTATTAGAAAATTTATATCCCTCTGGAGGACCAGCAGCCCAAGAGGCGCTTGGGGCTATAACTGCTGGTATAGCAATTCTTGATCCTGACGACAATATTTTGACAAACTGGAGATCCAAGCCTCCAGAAGCTTCTCCAGGAGGAGAAACAGCAGGAACATTGTTTCAAGATAATTTAAATAATACATCCCGTAGTAATAATTATGGTCCTTATACCAAAACTGTTGTGCCCACAACTACAATGATATACGCCCAAGCTTCCCAGCCTGTGACAGGTACTGACATTATACCAAATGAATTTTATCCATCTTTAGTAACTTCTTTAGGAGATCAGGATTATTTATACTATGAATATGGCCTAAGAGGAAATAGCAACAGAATGCCTTCGTTTGCAAAAAACGAAGACATAATTTACACTTCAAACAAAAGAAGAATTCCTAATAACTTGATATATAAAGTTTATGCAAAAGCGACTTTAGAGCCTGAATTTGTTTTTATCAACAGATTAAATTCCACAGATTCCGTAGAGACCAAACAACTTTTATCTGGAGGTAAAGAATTAAGAGCCGTAATGACTCTAGGTAGTGACGTTGTTTGCAACCCTGTGCATCTATGCGATAAGTTTTTAGGACATGCCCTCAACTTAGATGCTGCATTATTTAAAAAAGAAGGAGCTAGTATTCCGTGGTTAGTTAGGAGTGCTTTTCCTCAAATAATTACAGAAAAATTACCAGGAGAAATAGATTATGAAGCCGTTATGGCTTCGATAATGACAGATCCTAGTTATAATTTATCAGAAGATCAAGAGGGACAAGAGATACCTATTGCTGTGGCTTATGGCACTATAAATAACGGACTTCTTCCTTTTGAAGGAGGTTTTGGTTTGGGAGGACCTTTAAATGTTATTAAGTTAGCTACGGACCATTTATTTAGGTCTGTCAATTCTTCTTTTACTGATGTAGAAGAAAAAGCTTTAACTATGCCAATAGCACCAAAAGCTGCTATCCCCGGCTTTGCTGCTGTACCATTAGAATCTCAAACTGCTGTGTATGGGCCTTGGACAAACCATCCTTATTTGATCAGAAAAGAAATATTTACAGATAAAGATCTCGAAACAGACCCGGTATCTTTAAATGAATCTGTAGAAAATTTAGTTGGGGGATTGAAGGTTCAAGTCGCAGAAGAATTGGCTCCGTGGCAATATGGAAGCATGACAGCACTAGACGCTGCCGTTATTACTAAAATACAAAACGACGCTTCTTATCAACTACAGATTGAACAAGGTTCTATGGATATTCCGGGAGCTCCTATTTACAACTTGGGAGATTTTCTGGTTAATGTAGGAGGCACGGCTGGAGGACCAATTATTAACAGTATATCTGCCAATATTGACAAAGGATCAATTAGTACTAAATATTCTTTTAGAACTTTTAGTAGAAAATTTAGCATGTTTAATAAAGAAAGTGCGGATAGACTATCTAAACTAAACAAAGAAGCTATTTCTAGAAGGAAAGAAATTGCAACAAGAGCCGCGACCGTAACAAACAATAGGGCTCGTAATATTAAAAGACAAAATATTAATAATTATAGTAATACTGATTATGTTAATCCTCCTATGTCTTTATCTTGGAGGAGCGCTAGTGAATTATTGGTTGGAAAAAACGAATTGACTTTAAGGATGCCAAACAGAACAAAAGGAGAAAACCCACATACCACATTAGGATTAGTTAGCGGTCTTATAGATTTATTTGATTATGATTATAGTTGGGGTTTTAGGCCTAAATATAAATTAAATCCTAAATTAGGAACATATAATACTTTCTCTTTTCCAAAAATTTTTGGACAAACTAAAATTATGGATAGTCGAGAAGCTCCTAGGTTGATGGAAGGAGATTATGAAAATACTTCTTTTATGAGTATAGATGGACTATTATCTCCAATTTCTTTTTATCCTACAGAAAATTTTAAAACGTATCATATTACTAAATATGATAGAGAAAGTTGTCGCTATTGCTTAGGAGTTGGCAGTATTAGCTATAAGTCAAATATACAAGGAATTGCTTCTGTTATAGGAGCTACTCAGATAGATGATATTAAATTGTCGAAAATGAAAAATGCTCCCAAAAGTATTCCTTGCCCTTTTTGCGAACCCTTAGCTCATAAAATTAGTGGTATTATTACGAGCACCAAATCTGGTAGGTCTGACCCTCCTTTCGTTTTTACAACAGGCTTCGATAAGAATGATGCGTCTATTAGCGGCACTAGGCCTGGCGTAGTTAATATTAAAACTAATGCTGCCATTATTAATTATAGTACGCTAAATCCTGTTGTAATGTCTCATGGAGAATTTAGCATTTTTCAAAACAGACAATCTGGAGACTATACAACACACAGTATTAAAATGGTTGGGATGGGGACAGTGCCTCCTAATGGTCCTAATGATTCTCTCAATCAGCAAATGTGTGGAGAAAACAGACTATACAAATCGTTTTTAGAATACGATCAGTTGTACCTAGATAAAGTTCAAGAGCTGTACAATATTCCTCAAGAGGAAAGAACACCAACGATACAAAACATTCTAAATAGTATAGGTACAGACAAACCAAAGCCTTTTGCAAATAATAGTAGGTTTTTTGGTTTTAGGGGTCCGATGATGCTTCATGGTTGGGGTTATGACACAGAAGGCTATCCTGTTCCTAATGCTTCTGGTGATTATTTGTATTTGCCAAGCGGAACCGATTCGTCGAGCAAGATTATGTTGAGACAAACAGCGACCGGGGTTGAAAACGGTACTGTGTATGATATTTATCAGACACAAAAATTTATTCGTACAGGAGACCTACCTTCTGGAATAAAAGTTCCAGACGATGCTATCATAGTAAATTATTTAAGTGAGGACGAACAGAATAGGGGGTATTTCACAGAACCTGTAAAAGATCATAGATTTGCTAAAGGATGGGCTCAAACCCCTTCTCGATGGCCTGTTGGACCTATTGATTTAAGATGGGACGAAAAATCACATGTTTGGACAGTTCCGACGACATATAGAAACGTCTATATTTTGCTCGAAGAAGATTTGATTGGGCAAAAAATAGCTAGAGGAGAATTAATAAATAACGATCAGACAGAATTGGCTAGAAGCCCAGCAGCTTTAGGTTATAGAAAAACCGTATTTGTTAGGGATACTTTTGGTTTGTATGCAGCTCCTAGAACAGCCTTAATTTATTGTGCGTATGATCCAGATAGTGGGTATTACGAACCTATTTCACAAAATTCTTTCACAACATCTGGTACTATCATTTCTTCTAACACCGCCTCTATGGGGGCCCTGTTTAAAAAAGATATCACATTCTTAAAAAATAATAGCCAGTCGGTTTCTCAAAACGCAAATTTTGTGGCAACATTTTCTAATCCTTTGGATATATCTATTGACCCTGGTGATATAGGTTTGTTTACATATTTACAAGATGGATGGATAGTTCAGTCTACTAGAGGATAATCATGAGCAATTGCAATAATTTCGGCAAAGCTTTATTTGAAAACATTACAAAAAAAGGAATACTAGATAAAGAAGACATAGATAGTGCAGTTAATGTTGATTCTTTAAACAAAGCTAAGGAATACATTAAGACTTTTTTGCCGGAATACGAGGATTCTATTAGTGGTATTTGGAAACCAATTATTATTAGTAAAAATGCTTCTCGGTCTTTATATGGTAGTTTATTGGGTAATCCACAAAATATAGACGATTCTAAATCTAGTCCTTGTAACTGTAGTACAGAAGGAAACAAAATTAAAAGAAATGTGTCTTTTGCTTTTAATGACCTGTCTGACGAAGAAGAAGATGGTGTCTATTGTTCTTACTGTCAAGGCTTGTACCCGAACGATGAAGACAAAATGCCTTGTTATGCTCAAGTAGAGTACAGACCTCCACCAAAATCTAAAAAAAGCAAAACTAATTTTTTATGGCCTCTTTCAGATCCTATTACAGATCCTCCTACAGGAGAGGGAGAGCTATATAAAAAAGACTGTTGCGAAGGTGGCTGCGACACAAGAATGAAAACAGATGATATAACGCCAAAAATTCCATATTTGTATAATAACTATTTGTTTAAATTATTAGATTTCAAATATCTCAAACAATTTCCTGCAATAGAGAATCCTCCTTTAGGATACGAAAAACTTATTGAAATTAAACCAACGCAAGATATCTCCTTAGATGGCGTTCAGCTTTTTATAGATTGGACTCTTAAAGCAAGATTGGGCGAAATACCCCCAACGGAAAACGATACTTATCATTCTACATTATATGCTCATAAACAATCTTATTCTAGATACTTATCTCAAAATAAAACTGCTGGAAATTTTATATTAGAGGAAATCAATACAGCCACGCCCATATCTTTATGGCAGAGCGGCAATATGCCTTTACTGAGTGGGGGGTTGTTTGTTAATAATTCCGGTGTTGAATGTAGTGGACTGTCAGAAGTTTCGTATGAGAACGGTTATACTCCAGGCACTCCTATTCCAATGCCGTTAGAAAAAGTTATTCCTTCTGTTGAACAATTTACCATACCATACGGAATAACAGACGATACCCACTATAACATATTTTTAAAAGCCCCGGAAAATAAGGTTGGGGGTTATTGGAAGTGGAATTATACATCTGGTGTTTTATGTTGGTACAGATATTATGATACAAATAGGGAAGATGACGATAGATTTATTGCTGGTGTAGATTTGTATATATCTGACGGAGATGTTTTCTTTGCTGAAAATGATGGGCCAGAACCTTTGGCTACAAGTGGTGCTTTGGGAATGTGTACCCCAAGGTCTTGTCCTTCTGGTTTAAAGTTTACAGATTATCAAGTAGCTAATTCAACTTCTAATATTACTATACTGCCAAGCAACTCTAAATTCATTTATGTTTCTACAAATATTTATGACAGAGTATTCAATTTAACACAAAAATTTGTTGATTTTTTTAAGGAAAGAGACAAAGAAAAACCCAAAGAAGAGCAAAAAACATACAAAGAATTGTTTAAACAAGCTGCTATTATTGCTACTGGACCGGAGTACGACAACATAACAATAGATCTGTTTAAGCCTGCAATAAAATATGACAGCCCAGGTATTAGGAAAGATTTTATAGATTTAATAACAAAGTATTTTCCAAGAGAAAAAGTTGAAGATAGTGACATTCTTATTTGGAATTCAGAAACATTAGATCTTTTAGATCAAATCGACGTTAATAACTTGAATGATTTTAATCTTGATATAAGAAAAAAAATGACAAATAAAAACATGTCATCTCATAATAATATTAATATGGTTCAAACATCTGGGGATCTTGTTAATACACTAGCTCATAAATACGGCTGTTATGGGTGGATAAAACCAAGGTCCGAAGGTAAAATAACCATCAACAAATTAACAGAACCTCACGCAACTTTAAATGTTGATTTTGAACCAGTTGTTAAATTATCAGACACTAAAAATTTAAATACATATAAACGTAGAAAAAATTTAGATTGTAGTAGTATTGTCCGGGGTGGCACAAAAATCTTTTCGTATGATCAAAAGTTTTCTATTGGAGAATCTTATCTCAAAACTGCTTTTTTGGATGAGGGGCTTGCGTATAATGCTGTTTGTAAAGGTAATCCTCCAGTAAGCACAATAACAGATGTGGCTTCTGTTATGGCCGTTTATTTTAGAGATAAGGTTGTATTTAATCAAGCCCATGGAGATTTTCAAACAAAATTTGAAGATATTTATTCCAGGTTTCCTTCTGTATCTTCTACTTTAGATTCAACATTTTCTGATTTAGATTTAGAAACAGATGCGGAAGGAAATGAAAATGTTTTTTTTCTAAATCCAGATAGACTATTTAGGTTAACTAGATATTATGACGCTATTGCTTCTAATCCATCAATAGATTTAGTAGCTTTTCATGAAGAGGGAGGCTGTTATTATGACAGCACCTTATTAACTAGATATCCCGGTACTGGAACAGTAGCTTTTGCTACAGACTGGAAGCCTTCTAAACAAAAATATAATCCAGAAATATCTTTCAAAACTTATGATATGGGAATAAAAGTTTATGGGATATCTTCTGAATTTCTTAGAAAGTCAGACAGATTAAATTGTAAAACTCTACCTCTGAATCAAGCTTGTAGCTGTTGGTCTTTGAATAAAGTAGAAAATTTTAGTTACAGATGCGACACAAACGAGAATGGTGCTGTTGTTTATGAAACACCAAAACTTTTTACTCCGTTTTTATCTACCAAATCTATTCCTTTAAAATCTTATGGAGGTTACAGCGACATAAAAGTAACAGACTTAATGGGTGATTTTAGAATACCAAATCATCCAGAACCAGGTTCAAATTTGCCTAGAACTAACAAAGAAATCAATGTTTTAGAGTTGAATGGATGCGCTGAAACTTTTACTGTGACTTTGCCTAATTATGTCGCTACTAAATGGGTGCTTAAAATTCCAAAATTAGACCCTAATGGAGCTACAATATGGGTTTCTTTTAGTGACACTTATGGTTTTGCTGGCAATATTAGAAATCAAAACAAAATAGTTATTAATAACAAAGAAATATTTCCTAACGAACAAACTATTGTTGATGTCTTTTCTAATACTGTAGAAGTAAATATATACAACCAATTATTATCTAGTATTTTTGAAGACCCCAACCAGTATCTATATACACCCGCTATGTTCAGCTGCTCAACAAACTCGTCAAATGCTAATTTCTCCCAAAATACAGGTCCTTCAACAATTACATTAACAATAAAAAGACTGCCTAATAAAAATGTATTAGCTTTTAAAATTCCCCCTATTCAGTCTTTAGGTAAATTGCAAGAAACTTTTTTTGAACCAAATATAGGTTTGATTGGAGACAAAAGCTATGATAGCACTTTATCGATCAATAAATATAATGGCTTGTTTAATTTTGATTATGGGTATAAAGTTTTTAACAATGCTACAAAGTATCCTCAAACAGAAAAAGGCCTAACCCTAAAAGGCTCTTTGACTTTAGACAAGATAAACAAATTAAATAGGTATGTTAATTCTTTGGACTATAACAATAAAATACGGCTTTATCTAAAATTAAATGATCGGTGGTATGAATATGAGGATGATAGAACCTTTGGTTACTATAACACTCAAGAAAATAAACAATATCATTCTTGGCCTACTTTTTTTAGAGAGACTTATCAACCAACAGAACCCGCTATAGGACCGCTTATTCCTGCCGTACCAAAAGTTCCTTTGGAACTTAAATACTTTCGCAATGTTTTAGACTGGGCTGTTTTACCAGCTTATAGAGGAGAACTACCATACCCTTATTCAACCCATAGATATGTAAAAGATAAAAACGACCCAAATAAAATATACATAGAAGGATCTAGAGCGTATTTTATGTTGCCTAATTTATCTAATGCAGACAATATGTTTGTTGAAGAAGAGGGCGGTATAAAACCTAACATTTTTCATGAAGATAAAATTTTGTATCAATCAATAACATATAGTGGCGTTACAGCTCCGGACACAAAGCTTTCATTGACTGATGATGTTCAAATATATTCTGTTGATGGCAATATAGACAGTATGGGCAGTAAAGACTACGAGTCTCATGTGTCAAACAGAAAGCCCTATTTTGTAAAAACACATATAGTTAAATCGAAAAGTATAGAGGTAAACAGAGATCTTTATGCTAGTTTTTCAGAAAATAATTTGATTCCACAAAAATACAACAATATCTATACTGTTTTAGAATTAAACTCCTCTCCTCCAGATAATGGCTATATCAATATTTATAACGAAGAAAGTAAAAACCATAATTTTACCATATTTCCTACTACTTCAGCCGCAAATATTAATAATAACGATTTGATCAACTTAAACCTATTTGAATTAGTTTTTATGCAACAAAATAGGGAAAGCTATAGTAATAAATGGGCTGATCTAGTATATAAAAATAATACAGCAGATACACTTAATAATTCGGTTTATCAACTAGCTTTAAATCAAGCTTATGGTCCTTTCTTATATGACAATATTTTAAACTACATTATGGCTAATAATTTTAGTTATAGTTATCAAGTTCCAGATTCTAAAGAAGACAACGGACTATGTTTTAATGAATTTTTATATCGGTTATATTTCAAAGAGCAAAATAGGGTCATATCTTTTGATACTCCCTTATTATCTTATTATGTGCATCAACCTTTTAGCTTGGATAAGAAAGCACAAAAAACTTTAGGTAAATATAATTTATACAAGACTAGCACTCCGGTTATAGATTTAAATATCTATGATAACTCAGAAAACCCAAGCGATTTATTGTCAGAAACAAATTTTTCTTTAGATCCAGATAGGAATTATGCTCCAAAGATTGGCACAATGTGTATTTCTGGCATTTATAGGCCGTCATATAGTAATCCCAAAACACCAAGTTCTGATAACTTTGATTTTTTTGTTAATTTAGATAGCAATTTTAGACTAAAACCAGTTTCTATTGTTGGAGATTTTTATTCCAGGTCATTAGTCTTAACAGAACCATATAATGTTTTATTAGGTATTGGTTCCAAGTCTTCTTTAACGGATGAAGATTTCGATAGTTCTGTGTGTACAAATTTAGTTACAGCAAATGTTACTATGCCATTAACAAATATGACAAACTCTCCTTTTGATTGGTCAAGATTCCAAAGAATAATAGCGAGAGGAGAACCTTATGTGTCATATCCTATATATTGTGATATTGACGAAGAAAGGAAGTGTGGCGAAACGCCGGTTCAGAATCAATGTTCTATGAATCCTATTGGAAACACCGAAATCTCATCTATATTTGGAACGTATCTTTACAAATATAAGTCATTAACAGATTTAGATACTGAAAATTTAGAATATGCAATATCAATTGATGCTGGATTATATTGTCCTTTGAGCTTAAGTGGCGCCATACCTTATATAGTTAGATCTGAATTTGAAAATTACAGCGTTATGTTTCCTGAACACTCTTTAAATGGCAGTTCTGATTGTATTAACGGATCTAGCTATCCTCGATTACAGAGAAGCTTATCTGTATGGGATGATTTGTATCAATATGAAATTTCTGAAAACATTATAGCCCCTAAAGATATTGATATATGGGCAAATGAAATTATGTTTAGAGCGATTCATGGGTCTAAACAAAAGCTTAACCTAAATAACATATCCAAACATAATTCTAATAATATTTCATATTCAAATATTTTAAACGAATTACTAAATAACACAAAAAATAATATTGCTAGTGTTTATGATTATATTCCTTATGATTATGATAAATTGGCTAACTTAAAAAATATAAAAGTGGATGGAGCTTTTAATATTATAGGTCCTGGTAATATAGGCGATTCTTTTAAAATTACTTTTAATAAACGCGTTTATACTATTAACATTAAAGAAACAGCGGAAGCTATTATAGCAGAGTGTCCTGAGATGGGCGTTAAAGGATTAATTAAAGAAAAATTTGCCGAAAGCAAAAGTCTCTATATTAGAGAAGCTGGTAGCGACGTTACTTCTGTTGTTGACGAGAATACAACAGAAAGAGTTGTTGATACATGTAGAACCCCAATGGGATTTGGTATTTCTACTCACTGTGGCTATAAGCATCCTTTGGCAGACGCCGACGATATTTACAGAGAAAATTGTAGTATTGTAGAAGCTATGCCTAGCGGAGAGGTAGTCACATTTACATCAGATTATGCTTCTGATTGTCAAGCTTCATGGAGAGGATTTGATGCCGTTATAACGTTGGACAATTCTATTTATGCTGTGCCAATATCTGTATCTAATAATGTTCCTTGTTCAGCATTTAGCATAGAAACTGCTGATTCTGCTTTGGCTAGTAATTTGGATAGCTTTTTAACAAGATACGCAGCATCTGCGATTATTTTTAGGGGTGGCGGGGACAGCAGTGCTCCGTTAGAATGCGGAAGATATCAAGCATATCCATGTTCTGTTGAGTCTAATTGTTGCGGAGAGAACACAACAGATGGAGATTCGGAACCAAAAACTATATTAGTTAAAAAATTGAGTTATAGAATCAAAAATTGTCATTATGATATGATTATGAAGGGGCTTGTTACAAATAGCTTGTACAATGTCGCTAGTTACACAACTAGTATTCCGGAATATACTTGTGTAGAAAACAAACGAGAGGGAGGAGTAGACTTAGAGGCTTGGTCATATTATGTTAAATGTTGCAACCGTCCTATGGGAAGCGTGGAAGGAGATTATGAAGGTGGCGTAGATAGCAATCCTGGTGGTATATATGATGATTGTTTTGATCTTGGTTTAAATGAGGGTGATTATTATCCTGGAAATTGTTGTTATGGTTTGCGAGGCAACGATGCAGATCCTCCAACAACATGTTTAGCGTATGGTGGTTGGGTTGAATATTTTACTTGCGTAGAATCTTATTGGTATTCCTCTTGTGTAAGCCCAGGAACAGTATATGAAATAGTAGAAACCACTAATAATTATCCAATTGATAACACAGACACTATTGGTTGTAATAGAGTGATAGCTACATTTTCTTATGACAATAATGAAGTGCAATTAAATCTAGGAATTAGAAAGATACTCACAATACAAAATAATTCAGCTGATGGAGAAGGTAGTGAAGATGTAGTTAAGTATAACGGATATGGTTGCGATAAAATTACTACTAGAGGATGTCCTTATATTAAGGTTGAATTACCGAATAATACATACGGTATAAACGAAACAATAACCACAAATTGTCAACAGTGTTCTACTTCTTTAGGTAATGTAGAGGTGGTAAGCAATCCTGAATGGCAATTCCAAATAGATAATAATATTTGTATTTTAGGCACTCTTTTGACTGGAGGTTCGCTAAATTCGAATATGACGGCCGGTTTTGACTGCTTAATTATAAAAGGTAGTGATTATCTTAATGTAACAGAAGGCAATGATATGGGGTTGGGAAATCTTGGTTTCTACGGAGAAAGAGAGTGTGGTACATGGCCTCCTTATGTTGGTTTTGGAGCAGCTGAAACATTGTGGCACATCGCTGTTGGCCATCCTTTACTTGGTTCTGACAATGGTGAGCTAGGGGGCTTATGTGAAACGAAGATAGTAGCAAATGGTGGGTTTGTCGTTAATTTTCCATCATGGACAACTAATGGTCAATCAGCAGAAGCTTATATAGACCTATGGAAACAGCAAATAGAAGAACGATACGCTAGTCAATATTATTGTACAAATAATTATGGTTATGTTGCCAAAGATTTAATTGAAGGTGTTATCCCAGGTTCTTGCTCTTTAAATTTTGGTTCTTTTTCCTGGCCTGCTACTGCTTTTAAGCTGAAAGCGACACTAAGGGATGATCAGTGTGGTTTTGATTATGAACTTATAACACAAGAAGCTAGTATAAGCGTATTAGTTGCTTATATGACATATCAATATAAGCATCCGGTATCTCTTGAAGATAAAATTATAGATGAATTAGGACCAGACAATATTAGCAGTTCTGTTTGTAGAACATACTATAGCGCTGGTTTGCCTAGAAATAATTGTCGAAACGGAATGTTTTCTGGAAAATTTACTAACGTCGTAGAAAAAATTGGAAATAATCCAGAAGACACTTGCTCATCAGCTCCAGTATGTTATGATAAAGTAAGATCATGTTCTCCAGATGAATATTGTTGTAAAATTGATCTGTATGGAAAAACATATTTAAAAGGTTAGGGTTACAAAAATAATGGAAAATTTATATTGTGAATTTGAAAAAACAGGCGCTCAATTCAATAAAAGAGATATATACAAATGTAAGTATTGCGATATTCAGCTACTTTTAGAAAATCCAGAAAATTCTAAAGTTATCTGTTTTGCAAAAAGGGATGCTATTAATCAAACTATTGATCCTAATAGAGATAAGGTTGTTTCAGGATTAACATCTGATAATTTTGAAGAAAATATACTACAACATGTTTTAGAAAAATATGGTAGCGCCGATAAATTTCTTAAAGATGTTGAGCAAATCAAACAAGCTGTAGAAACAAATAATATTTGCTCGCAAGAACAAATCAATCAAAGATTAAAAATATGTAGCACCTGCGAATATTATGAAAATGATTCTTGTTTATTGTGCGGTTGTGTAGTTGTTAGAGATGCTAATTATAAAAACAAGTTAGCCCAAAAAAATCAAGTTTGCCCAACTGGTAAATGGGGTGCTATAAAGGACTAAGACTTTTTAGAGTTGTCTTTCTGCCATTTGTGCCACCCTCTATTGGGTAAGTAGTCATTGGCTTCATCTTTCCTTTTTGGAAAGAGAGTACCGCCTTTTTTATGTTGACCAAAAGCCAGTACTGCACCACAGTCTGAACACCTCAGTTCATAGAAATCATTGCCTTCAACATTTCTAACTATATATCTAATATTGTTTTTGTTACACAACCCGCAAGACTCTTCTCCAAATATCTCTTGTATTGTTGATAATTCTTTAAATATTTCTTTTTGCCCAGCGCCTTCTAGCTCAAATTCTAGTTTATCGTTAACTCTATAATTTAGTTTCATCTTTCACCTATTTCCAGTTAGAATCATAACCTAAGATATCATCTGACACAGAATCTTTTTGTTGGTAACTAGCCAACGAAGATGCTATCTTAACGGCATTATCGTATGTAATATTATAAACGTTTTCTTCTTTTATGTCAAGTTTTTCAAGCATTTTTAGCACATTTACATTTAGTCTTTTAGATAAAACATCAATAAAATTAATTTGATTGTTTGTTATCTTGTCTATATTTCCAGCATCTGGATGGTCCTCAATATCCGAAGCCATTTCCTCTGCTGCTACCACTTTACGCAAACGTAGAGCCCTGCGCAGGGCACGACCCTCGGCCCTAGTCTCCGCAACAGCAACAGGATGATTTCGGAAAATCTTATCGCAGTTACCCCAATAAACATCAGCAGCGCCAGTTACAGACCTGCTATTTAAAAATGCTGTCTTGGAGCCTTCATGATGCTCTCTGTTTAAAATATAGGTAATCGTGTGTGTTACAGTTGCTCTCATTTCGTTTTCTCTAGCAGGAGCCTGTATAACATTAGTATCGGCATGGGTGATCTCGCAACCCATAACTTTTTCAAAAATTCTACGCAAACCATCTGTTGTTGGATTACCCATAATTTTTTCTTCTTCTTCCAAAAAGCTTAAAACATAATCTGTCCATCCAATGTCATGGATAGTAGGAATTAAAATGTTTTCTTCGTTTTCTGTAGTTTCTTCTTTTTTCTTTGCTTTTGGTGGCATTTATTCATCTCCTATTTGAATATAGTTTATTCCTTGATTCCTAATATCTGCTATAGCTTCCATAAGCCGTCCAAAAATGACTTTTGCTCTAGACTTAGAAAAGTCCCTTTTTTGCTTAATCCTTATAAGGTTAATCCCTTTTCCTGTTAATAGCCCTGTTTTATTGTGATCGTAGTTTTGATTTCTCTTCAATGCTTCTTCTCCCCAAACTGGAGAAAAATGAGAAGGTCCGTCTACCTCTATAGCTATATTATGTTTTGGTAAGAACAAGTCTATGTGAAGTTTGGTATTACTCAGGATTTGTTCCTTGTGAGGCTCTACTTTTATATTATTGGCAATCAAATTTTCTAGTAGAAATCTTTCTAGTTTTGATCCTAATTTACTGGTGGCCCGAACAGCTTCGTTTGCTTTTTGTAGCCTTTGTTGTTTTTCGTCTTCGGATAATTTTTCCCAATTAGATTTAGCTATTTCTTTTCTTCTTTTTAGTTCCGACTTGCTTAAATTCTCCCAAGAGTTCATTACAGAGGAGCCTATTTTCCCCTTTGTGTTTTCGCTTCTTATAGTACCTTTTGTTGGGTGCTTATGCTTTCCTGTCTTTAAGGCATTTTTTTGAGCTTCACTTTTATTTCTAATTTTAATATTATGCTTAATAGCGTCTCTACGCACTCTATTTGGATAGGTATTAAACATTTTTGCAATATCTTGGAAACTCTTATTTTCTTTTACATAATATTGATTTAAGATATTGTATTTTTCTATGTCAGATAAATTATTATAGTTGTTCATATATTACTTTTTTTATACTCTCATTGTTTAAGCCATTTTCAAAATTATGTATTGGCGTTTTAAGACAAATATCATAGAGATCATAAGTTGTTTTATCATAAGTTAAAATATCTATATCGTCTGAAACTAAATTGCTTAATACAGAAGCTGGCATCGATTTGTTTTCCCAAAATATATCAGATGCTATAAATATTTTTTTGGAAGGGCCGGGAAATGTATTTGCTATAGATACCGAATCGATATCGAACAAAAATAACTTACCATAAAAATACTTGGCTTGATTGCAATGTAAAATAGCATATTTTACAATATTATTATTGATGATACCATATGAACTATTAAATAGAACGGTAGTAAAGTCATCAGATAGGTCATTAAGCAGATCCGCCAGTCTTTGATGTTCCTGATTGTTATGAATAAAAGGGCAGTAAAAGCCTATAGTTTTTTCGTATTTCATGTTATATGTTCTTTAATAAAGGTGTCTGTGTCCACAATTTCTGAGATATTTGATTCAGGCTCTAGGAATTTTTTAATGCCACAACTCGCGATTTCTGCATCATACGATTTTGTTAAATCAATAACTGAACCATAAGTATTTAAAGCAACATTCATATCAGAATCCAACATAATTCCTATATTTTGTGGATGTATTACCTGAGCATTATTAACCATGACCATCTTATGTCCCATTTTATTTGGATATAAATAATCCTTTACTTCGTTAATACAATCGGTATCGTCTGATAATATACATAAAATTTTGTCATTTCTATTTGTTTTTGATTCTAACGAATAAAATACATCATTGTTATATAGATTGTTATAGACTATTCGTTTTAATGCGGGGTCTGGCTTTATTTCGTCAGATAGCCATTTTGGTATTATAAAATTGGTGCCAGATGTTTTAATTTGACTAAGAATGTCGAGATACTTATCTTTATGTACAATATTGTTATCTATTGTTAGATAGATTTCAGGTTTATTGGTTATTCCTGTATCTATAATAAAAGAATGCCATTCGTTCGAATATTCTTCTATTTGCAAAAATAATTTTTTGGGTTCGAACATAAAGAACAGATCATATAATTTATCATGACAGTTCATAACTTTATGATTTTGAATATTCTTAATCAAACCATAAATTAAAGAATTGTGTGTTTTTGTATATCCGTTTTTATGAATTAAAATGTCTGTTGCCATTATTTACCTTGTTTATGTTTAAGAGAATTGTTTTTGATATAAACAAAATCTTTCTTTTTTAAGTTAATCATATTGATTTTTAATCCAGAAGAAATGGATTGGTTTAATACCTCCATTAAGAATAGAGGATCTGTGTTATAGGCTAGATTAATATGTTTAACTAATCTTATAGCTTCGTTAGACAAATAAGCCATTCCTGTCCATTTGTATGGCGATGTGTTATATGATATGTATTCTATTTTTGAATCTTGATCATTGATATTACATGTTATGTCTGTCGTAATGTCCTGTTCTGTACAAAAACAATAGCTTTCATTTAGATCCATATCTATCAAGGTGGTTTTCGGTATAAAGCTAATTTCTGAAGATATTAAGCAGCCAGCGAATTGTTCTTCTGTTTTGTTGTATTTTAACAATATGTCTTTTAGAATCTTACCATGGTTAGTATATTTATGATCTAGCACGAACATATAATTAGGTTGACTGTCAAATGTTTTTAGAACCTTATCGGCTTCAAAACCAACAACGATATTTGTTGATAAAGTTTCGTTTTTAAATAGTTTTCTTGTTCCGTTTATATGATGTTGTATAATAGGTTTTTTACTATTTTGATGTTTGATTTGTATAGAACCTTTTGGTCCTAAATATTTCATATTTTTGGTAAACTGATAAGAAAAAATAACATGTAAAATCTTTTTATGATTTTTGTTCATTTGTTTAATTCCTTGTGTATATTCATAACAATATTATCTTTATTTTTATATCTATTACGAATGTTAAACTGTGGAAAATTTTTAACCGTGTCTATTATTTCTTTTTCATAACTAAAAGACTTTTTATTCGCAAATATTCCAGATATGCTTTTAGATGTTAGAGAACCGTTTAAAATAAGTTTGGATATAGACAAAATGTCTAAAAACTCTATAATTAAAGTTCCTTTTTCTTTTAGTTTTTTTAACGCTGTTACGATCATAGAGTCTTTTTCGCTAGCGTCTATATTATCTACAGTTCTAAATATAATTTCATCAATAGAACCATTAGCTATCATCGACAATTCAGTAAGTTGAATATTATTATAGTTTGCTATAGCGTCTTCTTTAGAGACACAAATATTAATTTTTTTCATATTCTAAAAGCCCTTTTTTTGTTTTCTGTTAAGACATTATAGACAGAATTACTAAAATTCTCAAAATTTCTGTATTTATCATCAATTTTATTGTCTTTATACTCTATATCTTTCTCCAAAAGCTCTTGGATTTCTGCTATAGATTTTGCGATATACAAATTTGGAAAATCTGAATATTCTGTTAAAACCCCATGTGGGTCATGAATAATACCAATACATCCACAACATACGCCAACCATTATATTAATAATCGAATTTGGATCTAATTCAACTAGAACCCTATATTCATTAAGTTCCTGTGCTAACGATTCTATATTTGGAATAGAACTAAGCGTTTCAGAATTTTGATGTATAGACGTAACCAAATCATTTGATAAGTCTTTATTGTATGATAGAACTCCAATTTTTTCTCTTTTGTTTTTGTTTGAGATATTGAAAATTTCAGGTATGCTATAATTAACTCTTAGGTAATTTAACTGTTCACAATTTAGCGATTCTGGAGAATTGTTAAAGGATAATATTAGATCGGACTCCCTAAATCCTTTATTGCAGACCAGAGTCCTTTCCTCTGCTTTAATGTTACGCAAATCATAATCATGACAAAAAATAACAGCGTTTAAATGTAAATTGTAAGCGTGTCCTTCATTAACATATTTTATGGTATTGTTTGCAATTAAATTATTGTACGGCCTTATATACACATCTTCTTGATACACGGTATATATTTCGGTGTTGTTTCTAAATACTTTTTTTGCGTTTTCTCCGCCAGCATACAAGGTAACAGGACATTGCGATAATATTGTATCAAAAATACTATAATGAGCACTGTATATAATATCTAATTTTTCTTGATCCTTATCATCAATAGCGTTGTTTATAACTGTGTTTACCGTATAGGCTGTATACATAATTTTTTCCCTATATTTTCATAGCTAAATATCTGTTTCTGAGAGATTCCTAATTCAGATTTTTGATCCCATAAAACTTTATCTTTTTTGTACATTTCATACGCTGTTCTCATTTTATTCATTAAGTCGTACACATCTATTTTATACCAATATTGATTAGCATTATAATAATCATTATTGTTATTGATTGGGTTATTTTCTAACAAAACTGGTGTTTTATAGCTTTTAACTAAAAAACCATTTTCTTCATTAATAAAATCTGCCATTCCTGTATTTTTGTTAACAATAGGATTTTTCCCCAAACATAAAGCTTCAGCAGCGGGCCTGCAAAAAGCTTCTCCGTAAGAAGCAGAAACAAAACAATCACAGGAATAATGAAAATCAATAATTTCTTGATACGACAATCTTTTTGAAATAAAAAGTTCTGGTCTATATTGTTTATTAAGCTGTAGTTTCTTTTTTATTTTTTCAGAAAATATTTTTGTGTCTGAAACATTATTTCCGGTTTTAATTATCAAAGACACATTATCTGAAAGATCAAACTCTAGATGGAAAGCCATAATTAAATCTTCTAGATTTTTACGATAAACAAACTCTCCAATTGTATAGAACTTGAAACTGTGTTCTATTTCACTATCAAAAATAATACGATTACTAGGGGATATTTGCTGTAAATCTAATGCTTCAGATATGACCTTAATTTTATTTGAATTGATTCCGCTTTCGACAAGACTCTTTTTTTCTATTTTTGAAGGAACCCATATTTCATCCATTCTATCGATATTTCTAATGACGTCTGTTTTAGAAAGATCGTTTATTTCTAGTGTAAACAAACCTATATTCTTTTTAAATCTGCTATCATAAAAAAGATCTTCCGGTAAAACATTTTGTATAATCATGTCGTAATTAGATAAACAATTTTTTTCATACAACAATATTTCTGAGTCCGAAAAATTTTCATCAGAATAAGCCATAGCTGTATACACGCATCTAGTTGCTAGATTAATATTTGAAACAGTAGATATTGCTTTGATATAATCTCTTGCAGCTAAACCCCAGCCGTCTTTTTGTCTATATGGACCTACAAATAAAATATTCATGAATTGACCTTTGTTTGCTGTTTCAAACGAGAATACTGTATAAAGTCTGGATAAACTAATTTATCTGCGTTTTTAAGAGCGTTTTGTGCTAAATTATGGTTATTTATAATCGAATTTAAGATAGTAACTACATTTTTCTTTGTATATGGAACTATTGACATTCCATGTTGAACAAAACCATAATCTAGATCTCTTATCATATTTAAAGGAATAATAGAACTTATAATTGGATGATTCGGTAGAAATTTTTTAATTGTACCATATACAAATGTATAGTTATCTATTTTTGATTCAATTATTTCTTCTGGTATCGGAGTATAGGTTGGTAAAGAATGGTCCCATTTTCCTTGCAGACCTGTTAGCACTGCGTTATCAAAATATTTTTCCCACTTCTTAGCTATATTGTCCCAATTATAGTGTTTTTCTGTTAACGATCTAGTTTCTGTTCTTTTTTGAAGCTTGAGTAAATCTGGAAGTTTGTAGAATTTTTCCATAATTTCTACTAAATTATCATTGTCCGGGTATACTCGGATTGCTTTTGTTTCAAGCTCTTTAAAATATTTTTGTATTTTGACAGGATAGGCTTTCAGATTTTGTACAATATCCTGCATCGCACTATAGTTTACCGTTGCTATAGGTATTCCACAAGCAGTTGCTTCTACTTGAGGCATTCCAAACCCTTCGCAAATTGCGTATTGAACATATAAATCAAAAGAGTTGTAGATCAATGCTAAGTTTTGTGTGGATATACCGTTATTAACATTTGGAAAAGCGAGAGTGTCAGACCCGCATTTGTTACACATTATTTTTGAATGACTAAACAATAATGCTCTAATGTTGCCACATTTAGGACAATAATATGTAAAAAATACTTTATTCGTTATGTCATAATCTTTTAATAACTGTGGAATATCCCATCCAGCATCTGGATAACTAGTATGTAGATACAAAAATGTTTTATTATATAGTTCTGGGTTTTTTTCTTTTAATATTCTAATAGCATCAAATAGATCCGGTATGAGTTTTCTTTTTTGATTTCTCATTACAGAACCTATAACAAAAGCGTCTTTTGGCATTCCCAAAAGTTCTCTGATTTGACTTTTTTGTTCTATCATAGGTCTAAAGTTTAATAGGTCCACACCTGGAGAAGCAGTATCAAAATATTTGATTTTGTTATTGCTTTGCTTTAGCAATACGTCTCGACCAAAATCAGAATAAGTTAATATGCCATCAGCAGAAACGTATGTGTCTATCCAGTCTTCTTGTTGTGGCTCAGAATCTACTGTTGGCATTACAACCCAATGGTAGTAAGGTCTTAGAGGAGAGTTTTGCTGATAAGAGTTCATCCAATAGTCTCTAATATCGAAAATGATATCAGGCTTAAAATCTATTACTACTCTTTCAAATCTCCATCTACCAAATTGATTTTCTGGATTAGCATTATATTCTTTAGCAGAAGCGTCGTCGTTATTGCTGGGAGCGTTTGGATAAAAAATCCACGGCACATCTTGATCTCTAGGATCATGCATCCTAGCATAAGAAGCAAATTCTCCAATTATATACTTATTAGTTGCGTGTAAACGACGGAGAATTTGTTTAGCATATCCAGAAAATCCAGAATTTAAATAACTGGCTTCTGAGCACATCAATATTCGTAATTTTTTCATATTGTCCTAATATTTATGTCTTTTTATTTGTGCCAAAACTTAATCCCCCACAGAGATATGATCTCTGGGGGGAAATAAGCATAATACTGATATTAAAACGCTACTGTGTCTTCTAGTTCACTACTTTCCGTAGATACAGCGGCTGTTTTTTTTCTAGAAAGCTTTGTGATCTTTGAAAAATTATTAACCCTTACTTTCATAGTATTATGTTTAACGCCGTCTTTTTCCCAGCTATCATTCCGTAGAGAACCTTCGATCATTACAGGGTCTCCCTTCTTGAAGGATTCCCCAATTACCTCTGCTCCGCTATCCCATGCTTCGCAAGGAACAAAAGTTGTAATCTTGTCTTTGTCACCATTGTTCTTATAGTATTCTCTAGAAACAGCAACTGTAAAATTTACCACATATGTTTCTCTACCATTAGAACTAATGCATCTGAGTTCAGGATCACGAGCCAAATTGCCTTTAAGGATAATAATGTTCATTATTTTATCAAACTCCTACTAAAAAATTAAAAAGAGGGCACCACGAACTACTACTATTGTATCAAAATTGTACTGATTGTCAAGACGCAGGTATAAATATTTTTTCTACTATTAGACTATCTTTCTGATTAGATTTTTTACCTTTTATGATAATAACGTTCCCATCAAACAAAACATTCTTAAACTGCCTGTATTGTTCTGCAAAACATATAATAGAATCAAGATTTCCTGTACTATCGCTAACAGATATAAAAGCCATATCCATTCCTTTGGAATTTCCGTTTTTAGTTTTTACTACATGAATCCTATCTATTTCTCCAGCAAGCATTATATTTTCTCTATTGAATCCGTTTTTAAATTCTTTACATGTACAATTTGTCATACTAATATCGTACATATCTATCTTAGAACATGTAATAGAATATCCTAATAGAGTGTCTTCGTTGTCAGAAATCCATTCAGGACTATCCGCAAGACTAAAAGGAGGCTTTATTAGTGAGTATTTAAGCTCTTGAATAGTTTGCATTCTTTTTTTATTAACTTTTGAGCTGCTAAGAATCTCTATCAAGTTTTTAAGATTATTTGACTTTATATATTCTTCTATGATTTTGATCTCTCTACTAGTTAGCTTGCTAGCTATATTTAATTCATACAACATAGCATTTCTGGTTTTGTCTACAAATCTTAAAGCTCCGCAACTAATTAAAGCTTTAGCTGCTGTAGAATTAATATTCAGTAAAACCTTAAATAATATTTCTTCCCAGGTCATTGTATTTAAGTCAAGATTATTTTCTGTAACAACGCTTTTTAACTTATCAAAAACAGATTTACCAACACCCTTAATGTCTGTCAAACCAAAATAAATTTTTCCTTCTTGTAATGAAAAAAACTCATTTAGATTTCTTATGTCTGGAGGAGTTACTTCTATGTCCATTTCGTTAGCGTTTTGAATTAATTCTTTGATCTCTTGTTGTGGATCAATTTTATCTTTTGCATACCTTAAATAAGAAGCAAAAAATATTTTTGGAAAATGAGCCTTAGCATATGCCGACATATAGGCATTAACAGCATAAGAAATACTGTGACTTTTATTAAAAGAATATCTTTGTGATTTTTCAATCCAACTGAATATCTCTTCTGCCTGGGTTTGGTTTACTATATTTTTAGATGTGGCTCCTTCAAGAAATTTTTGCTTGACTTTTGCCATTTCTTCTGGCTGCTTTTTACCAATAGCTTTTCTTAACATATCGGCTTCTTGTAAATTGAAACCAGCAATAACTTTTGTGATCTCCATTGCTTGTTCTTGATAGATCATTTCTCCATAGCTTGCATTTAAAATCGGTTCTAGAGAAGGATGAAAATAATCAATGGATTCATTTCCATTCTTTTTATCGATGTAATGGTTACTAACGCTTTTTCCATCTCTAATAGCTTCTAGACAACCCGGTCTAACAATACTGATTAAAGCAGAAAGCTGCTCTATGTTCTCTGGCTTTAGTTTTTTTGCCATTGTTCTTCCGAGTCTAGACTCTAACTGGAAACATCCTTTTGTGTTTCCTTCACTTATTAATTCCCAAGTTCTTTGACAATCCAAATTTATGTCTTCTATTTTTGAATTAAATATAATAGAATTTGAGTCTACAATAGGAAATTTACAGCCACAATTATATGTAAAATATTTCATGCTTATATTTCTAATTATTAAAGATCAATGTTGTGTTTTCAATTAATTTTTTGATAGGCTTTAAGTTTTTTGCTTCTATAACATAAGCACCATGTAAAGATTTAATTGCTCCGTTATATGTTTGTTTTGGCAAATCTTTATCTTCGGCCCATCCTACAATATAAGATTTGTAAGGTCTTTCTTTTGGCACTAACGCTAAGACATAAATCCAATTTTTATGTCTTTCTTTTGGCCTAACCAACAGCCTGTATTCTAAAGGATTTTTTGAATATCTCATCAAACTACCTTTGATATCTATATTATCTAGTCCTTGAATATCGATTCCTTCATCTCCAGAATAGGGATTCATATTAGCTTTTTCTCTTGCCTTAATATACCCTTCTGCTTTTCCAGTCAAGACCATTGATGCACAATAGGTGCTTATTTGTCCCACTAATTGATCTTCAGAAAGTAGTTTGTTTCTTTCCATATTATTTCTAATTTGGGAAAAACCACCAATTTCTGCTTTTTTAGCGTTGGAAATAATCAAATCTTGCATATTGTCTTCCACAATATACTGTACAATATCCTTATTAGTTATTGTCATTAGTCAAAATCCTTTGCGCTGTCTGCTGTTTTTTCTTCAGGTAAAGGATAGTCTAATTCCCAGGGTTTCCAGTTGATCTTTGTCCTATAGTCATCTACTATAACCACATCGCCATTTATATTTGTGTATTTATATTTTGCTATATAGTATTCGTCGCTTTCCATTTTTTCTTCGAGTATTTTTAATCCATAGAATCCCGGCGCAGATGCTTCTAGTTCAAAATATATTCTAGACCTACCGATACTACATAAAAACTGTTCTACATTTTCGTTATATTCAATAGGCCAAAAGATATGTTTGATAGATCTCTCAACAAGCGGAGCACGATTACCCCAATATTCTGGATTTACCATGAAACCTATAGAAAACCCAGCCCAAACCAATAGTATTTGATAGACAATAGTTCGGACTATTGTTTTTATTACAAGTTTTTTACTCATTTAAAAGAATCCTTAAATTGTATTTTTGTTGACATTCTCCTGTGTAGTTTTAGAAACCTAATAAGAATTTCTGCACAATCTCTAACATCCTTTAATGCGTCATGAGCACCTTCTTTGGATATTCCAAAATAATCTCTTAAAGAATCCAGAGAATAACTCTTCAAGTCTGTATTATTTTCAAACCATAGAAATACTATATGCATAATATCCAGAACGTCTCTCATATAGAAGACATTGCTTCTTTTTTCTTTATTAAGATTTCCATATTTAGTGCTTAACCTCTCAATAATTGGCAAATCAAACCTATGAATATTATAGCCAGCTGCTATAGGGGCGCTAAACTGGCTTTTCTTGGAAGATCTAGAATGATACTTATCCATATAATCTGTAAAAAGATTCCAAGAAGTTTTTTGTGACGGATATGTCTTCCATTCTGCTAATACAGATTCTTTGTCCGTTCCCTTAACTTTAGCATGGAAATCTAAGATATCTCCTTTGTATTCATAATCTGGATCATTTTCTAAAACTTCTGGCTTAAAGTGCAAATTTAGCTCTGAGTCTTTAATAACCGAAAGATTAATTGGATCTATCATAACCGCAGCTATTTGTACTGGGCTACAAACGAATGGGTTTGATCCATCTGTTTCAAAGTCAAAAACACAAATTTTGTTATAATTGATCATTTATTTTCTAGCACCTCTACTTCCACTAATGGCAGAATTTGTATTTTAGAATTCGGATTACCCACTTCTTGTGCTGTATGAGCAGTGCAGCAACTTACTCTAATCTCTGGAATTTTTTCGTATTTAACATCATTGAATATAAATTGAGAACCTATTGCTACGTCTTTAAATTGTACTGTCATTATTATCTCCTTAATTTGAAAGGTTAAACGAATTAGATTTTAATAAATCTTGAATAGACATAATTTTATCCAACATAGCTATACCAAGAATATCAAACTTAATAACACCAAGAGACTCTAAGTCTTGCATTTCCATACCAGCAATTAATTGTTTGTTCTTGCTGTCATAAACCATCGGGCATGTATCTTCTAGTTTATGTTGGCTGATAACAACTCCAGCGGCATGCTTTGATTGGTTTGATTTGGTTCCTTCTAATCTAATAGCTTGCTCAAACCTTTTGGCAAGCGGACCTTGTATCTCATTTGTGTCTTTATTAATTGAACACCATTCTCTTAGTTCGTCAGGATTATTTTCTAAGGCCCATCTTATAATAGAAGCTTCTCCATATTCTTCTTTCATTTCTTGAAGCTCATCAGCAATTTTAGCCTCATCTGGAATATTTTTTGTGATTTTGTTCATCTCTTCAAATGTAATGTTTCCGTATACTCTTAATACATCTTTTAAAGCACCTCTGCCTTTCATAGTATTATAAGTAATCATTTGTGATACTTTGTCAGAACCATATTTATCTTTGATATATTGGATGATTACTTCTCTTTTATTAATCGGTACGTCTACATCAATATCTGGCATAGAAATTCTATCTTTAGTATTTCTTCCAGCGTTATAAAATCTATCAAAAATCAAATTGTATTTAATTGGATCTATGCTGGTAATACCGATTAGATATGAAACAAGACATCCTGCCGCAGAACCTCTTCCGGGTCCAGGAAGCCAATTATTGTCTCTAATATGATTTACAATATCTTGTACTATCAAAAAATAACTGGATAAATCAGCGCCTTGTAAGACGTCTAATTCATATTTAATTCGATCTACATATTCTCCATGCTTATCTTTTGGTACATCTTTTTCTATTTTTGATTTCCAACCGTCTCTACATAATTGTCTCAAGTATTCTGCATCTGTAAATCCTTTAGGGCAATCAAATGGAGGTAGCATAGGTTTGTGTAGAATATCATAATCTTCACACATGGATTCAACTAAATTAGTATTTTCTATTTCTTCTTCTGTATGTAGATCATTAATTTCTTCTTGAGAAAGAATGTGAAAATTATCCGACTCAAAAAAACAGTTCATGCCTATATCGATACCGGCATTAGATTTTCTTTGTATTTCTGGAAATGTAGTTTTTAAATTATTACATAGTAGAATTCTTTGATCTACAGCATCTTCTTTTCTGCAATAATGCGCATCTGGTGTACACAAAATTTTTGTATTAGTTATTTGAGCTAGACTTCTTAATTTTTCAGTAATTTCTATTTGTATGGGATTATTAATATAATCCATTAACTGGGCCTCTAAAAAGAAGTTTTCTTTTCCAAAGATAGATTTTAGCTCATCAACTGTATTCGAACCAACAGTTTTCCAATTATCTATAATTTGATTGTTTACAGAGATCTTGTCTGTAATATAAGATCCAAGATGTCCACATATTCCTATTAGGTCGTCACCAGCATATTCTTGAAGTCCCTTAATGTCTATTCTAGGCTTTCTATAAAAACATTCTGGGTCATTTGACCTAGAAACTAAATGTATTAGCTTTTTCCAGCCTTTCAGGTTTTTTGCTAGAACCAAAAAGTGTGATAGGTCATAATTTTCTTTGGTTTTCTTTTTTGGATCATCATGACACATGTATATTTCACAACCTAATATAGGTTTGATTTTGTTCTTTTTCATGCAAGAATAGAATTGTACAGCACCGGAAATATTCCCGTGATCCGTTAATGCACAAGCAGATGCTCCTATTTCATTTATTCTTTTTGCTATTTGATCAGGTTTACTGAGTCCGTCCAAAAGTGAGTAATGACTATGACAATGTAGAGGCGTATAGTTTTTCATTCCGTGCTCCCAGGCGCTTTGTACTTTCCAACATTATAGCCTTCAACGGTATACTTGTCAATAGTTGAGTTAATTCCAGCAACTTCTATTGCATGGGCTATTTGTTGACACATGGTCATTGGTGTTCCATGAGCACAAACCTGATTATCTCTATATTCTATTAATGGTTCGTCAAAATAGTTTTTGCCAAAATGACATAGTTTAGTACATTTCCAAGACTTATTTAATCTAGGCCTTTTACATCTTTTAATTTCTTCAAATTTTCTACGGATCATATCTTCTGTTTCTTGAAGATGGCTACGATCATAATTCATACTAAATATGCCACCGTCATTAATAAAATATATACTAACAATAATATGGTCTATTTCTGGATAAAGTATACTTGCGGCATAATGATACATTCTTAATTGTGGATCTTTTTCTAATTTACCAAAAGTTTTTTCTTCTCCTGTTGTCCAATCTAGCCTTCTACCAGTTTTATAATCGATGATTTCCAACGTGTTTTCATTTGGTTTTGCAATTAAATCTATAGTTCCTTTAATAGCTAAATAACCTTTTAAATCTTCGCTATAATGATAATAAGCCCATGGTTTTTTTATTTCTATATCAAATCTTTGTTCCGGCTGTATAATATTTTGATTCCTGGGATCAAAATTACCATTTTGTACATTTATAGCCTTTTCTACCCATTGTTTACAATGTTTTAAGTCGAGAGGTTTCCAGTTATGATGGTTAAATCTACTTGTATAATACTCATAGACAGTTTCTATAATTGAATTTAAGTCATAATTCAAAACGTCAATTTCCCCACATATATCATCCTCTATATGCATTTGTGTTTTTTTAATAGCAACAGATATATCTGCTAATATCTCCATTACTTTATGTACTATGGTTCCCTTATCGGCCTTTTGATTAGATGGGCTACGAATTCCTAAATTATATTCGATAAAATATTGCTGTTCACACATAGAATGCGTACCATAACTAGAACTTCTTAAATAAGTAATAATCATACAACACCTATGTTTCTAAGAAATGTGCCTATATAATAGTTTTTTTCATATATGTCCATATCCTGGTTTTCTACAACCAAATCAAAATTTGAATAATCATAATTTTCTTTATCTAGTGCAGTTTCGCTTGCGTGATCAGAACTATGTACATTTCTGTTCAGTTTGATAACAATACCACCAGCTTTTTTAACTGCTTCAACTTCATTCGGAAATCTACAATCAGCAATTAGTGCTAGGTCCGGATTGTCTTGTTTGATTTTTCTAATTGTTGCCGAAGACCATACATGATGCTGCATTTTACGAAACATATCTGTGCCAACAATTTGTAAAACTTCTCTAGATGACAGTTGCTTATCGTCCCAATAACAATCAACAAGCTCGTTTTTATCTTGGTCATTACCATAACACTGTCGGTGTTCTAGTCCAAAAATATCAATACACAAGTTTTTTAATGGGTCTGCAAAGTTATATACCTTAACTATGCCTGTGATATTTCTTACTTCAAACGCTTGAACAACAGCCAGCGCAGCGCTTGTTTTTCCTGATTGTTTTCTTCCAGCAAAAGCAATAATATTCATATTATTTTCTCCATAAATTTTTTGATTTCGTTATCGATTTCTTCTCTTTTCATTTCTCCAACATCTTGTTTGCTAATGCTGGGAATATAAACATTATAAGTTTTTTGACATTTTTCTTTTATCTGTTCCGCAGCTTTTCTTCCAGGCTCATCATTATCTGTTAGAATAATTAAGTTCATTGCTCCAGAAGAATCTAGTATTAGTTTTTGTCTATCGCTTAAAGAACAGCCAAATATAGCCACACTATTGTGTATTCCGTTTTCTTCCAATTTCCAAACATTTCCTGGACTCTCAACTAAAATTGCTGTGTTGGTTTTTAGTATTTCTTCTTTAGCAAACCAAAAATTATACAAATAGTTTTGCGACTTAAAACCAGAATTATGTTTCCACTTAGAATATTTCCATAGATTGTTTTCTGGAGGACATGGATTTTCTGGATTATGAAAGGCAGAACATGCAGAACATTTTTCATATACAGATCTGCCAGTACATCCTACAACAAATTTATGATCGTCTGTATATATGGGGGCGACAACCCTATCGGTCATCTCTTTTCCTGCTTTACTACAAAAACCTATATCGTATCTAGTTAATACTTCTTTAGAATATCCTCTATTGATATAGTAATCTGCAGGTATGTCTAATGAAGATAAGACATATTCCCTTTTGATTGTTTTATGCTCATTTTGATTCTTATTTGTAACCTTATCTACTAGTTGAGAAAATTTGTTTTTCTCTTGAAGACTCTTTGATACTTTAAAATCCGAAATAGTTTTGTTGAGCAAACCTAGAGAAAATTCTACAGCTTCATTAAAAGGACAAATATTATTATCTTTATTATTAATACTCCAATCATATTTTTCTACAGATATCAAGCCTCTAACGAAGCCTATAATTGAAGGCTTAAATATTTTTTCACAATTATGAGTTCTGCAAGCCCAATTGCCTCTATACCTATCCCCTGTATGATACAAATTTAAGGCAGAGACATTATCTCCACCATGTATTGGGCAAGACATAGTGTACATTTTACTGTTGTGTTTTGTTTCTAGGTTAAAGAAATCAAAAACATCTTCAATATTATCGCACAAATTATCACAAAGTATTTTTAATTCGGATTGATTATACGAACGGAATTTCTTCTTGTTCTTCAACATCGTTTTCATTTACTACAAAACCTTTACTTTTAGCACCACCACCATTAGAAATTTCTAGTTTAGTTTGTCCTTCTGATATCTTAGCACACCAACCTTTCATGTGACAATTAATATAGTCGTTATCGTCTAATCCTCCTCCATGACGACTAATGATTGGTACAAGTTTTCTATTTCCGCTCGCAGGACCATCTTCTGCTATTTCTTCATCAGACTTTCTTTTGAATATGGTAAAGTTACTACAGAGCCATATGATTCTGTCCGAACCACTTGCGGTGTCTGTGCTTTCTTTTGTTATACCATCTCTATTCAATTGCACAAATGCAACAATAGGAATTTGAAATTTCACAGCAAAATTGTGAAGTTGTGTCATCATAAAACCAAGAAGTTGATATTCTTTTAGGTCTTGAGACATACCTTGAGTGTCCATTAGTTTTAAGTAATCATAAAACACTACACAATTTTTTGCTGTTCCGTCATCATTAAGTCCAACATGTTTTATTAACCATCTACGCATTATAGATAACTGTTCATCAAAAGGTTTTCCGGCAATAGATTTGTAAAAAATTGGAGACTTCTTAATATTTTTGACACTTTCTGTGATTTTATGTTTTTTGTTTTCTGATAAAACAAATTTTCCGGTTTCTATGTCTTTAATATCTACTTCTGTAGACATAGCTATAATTCTATTAACATGGTCTTCTTGAGACATTTCTGTATCCATGTTTAAAACCGGAATACCTTGTTGAGCAATATAATATCCCATATTGTCTACTAGTAATGTTTTGCCGGTTTTTGGCCTAGCGGCAATTACATTTACTGTTCCTCTTCTTAGTCCGCCTCCTATAGATTGGTCGTAAATAGGAAATCCAGTAGGTATGCCAACTTGGTCAATCGGATTTTCAATAAGATTGTTTATATAGTCATCAATATTATTTGACAATAAAACAGGATTGTTGTCGGTATCTATTAGTGTGTTTGTGAAATTAAGCACACTTTCCTCAGCGATACCTATAATAGATCCGATAGATTCAGATCCATTGATTTCTTCTATTTTTTGTTGAGTGATTTGTAATTCTTTATGTAAGGCTCTTGCTATCTCTAGTTTCTTAATCTTTACAGCAAACTTTCTAATATTTTGCTGGCTTACAGGAAAATCTAAAATAGCTTTTAAATGTTGAGCCTCTTCTTTAGAAGACAAATTTTCAGATAAACCAAGTTCGCTTGCAGCAGAATATATGGTGGCGATATCTATAGATAGGTTTTGATTCTTTTCATAAATATGCTTAATGCATTTATATAGTATCGTATTGCTATCTACCGTAAATGAGGTTTCTTTAATTAAATCCGATACATCTAAATATGCTTCCTCTCCATAGGAACATATACCGGATAAAACCGCTCGTTCTGCAGCAATGTCTCTTAGGTGCATTCTGTTTCCTTTTTAGTTTCCGTATGATTTAATATTTGCTTTTGATTTGTTGACCATCATTAAAATATCTGAAAGGTTTTTAATATTATTAGCCAAATAACTTAACCTATCCATTCTCTGTTTGGCGTGTTTTTTTATAGAGTTTAATGCCGCTGCTTTTGCGTTATTGTTAATTGCTTGTAAGCTTTTTTCTACATAACCATAGCCTTTATAGTTATTGATTTCGTTTGAGATAACATCTTTAATGGTTTCCTCTGCCCAATTATGTCTAGCTATTTCTCTATTCAAAGTTCTTTGGACATGAAATGCATATTGAGCTAGTCTATAAGCTATTTGAGCGCAGTCTTCTGGGGTTAGTTTTTCTAAACTATCTCTACCCATTGTAAAATAGTCTTGAAGTTCTTCTTCTGGCAATGAATTTTGTTGATATATAGGCAAACCTATACTATTTTCATATTGGTCTAAAAAATTATCCCAATAAGCTATTTCTTCTTTTGATGTTCTACTCATTATTTAATATCTCAAGCCATTCTTTATCGGTTTTATCAAAGGGTAAAGCTATGTATTTTATTCCGTTTATTTCACACCATTCTTTTTTGTCTTTATCTCTTTTTTGAGCTTTGACAAAATTAACCATATTTCCGTGATAAAACGACACAAATTTGTAATGCTGTTCACCATGAACTTCTACGCACATTTTTTTTAGAGGAAGATAAAAATCCATATATAATGTAAAACCTTTTCTTGGATTAATAGGAACTTCTTCTAATACTTGAAGCGTTGGATATTCTGAGTTCAAAAGCTTCCTTGCTCTGATGTGAAGCTCTGACTTATTTATACCATAAGCCATGTGTCCTGTCAAGGACCAAAGGCTAGAATTTCCATCTAAATCCCTAGTCTGCATTATTTATACCCATCATTTCTTTAACTTTAGAAACCAAGCTATTATAGACCTCAGGATTCTCCACCAGATATTGTCTTAGCTTTTCTGCTCCTTGAAACTTAGGCGTGTCTTCCAAATGAGTTAAAGTAAACCATGCTCCAGCTTTGTTAACTATTCCTATATCTGAAGCCAACTGAACTATTTCTGTATGCTTATCAATACCCTGACCATATCTAATATAGCTAGTCATACTTGCTCCCGGAGCGCCTAAAGCAGAGCATACGACCTGCCAATCAACTTCTTGACCAATTGGGGCAGTATCATTTCCGACTGTCCAAGAACCAAATTTTTTTGCTCTTAATTTGATATCAGTTTGGTATGCAATTGCTTGACCAGATTTCTCTTTAAATTCTGCTCCGTATCCAGTGGGATTGCCCATCAAATGAGTAATACCAATAACAATATTTTTATTAACAGGAATAACATTGGCTACCTTTCTACAAAATTTTGCTAATAGTTTTGCTCCGTCAGCACGTTGCATTTTGCTCATATCGCTAGTAATTTCTGCTTCTGTACATAAAGCCGAATAGCTATCTATAATAACTACTGATCCAGGAACTTCGTTGATTAATTTTTCTGCGATTTGGAGATATTCTTCTGCGTGTAGAATTTTACCCTGTTGAGATCCAATAACATGAAATTTTTCTGGATTAAGGTGTGGTATACCTTGTAAGTCTCTTTTTTTTAATCTACCT